CAAATGATTCAAAAACATTTACTTGTTTATTCTTAATACGTATTCCAATTTGTCTTTGATAAGAATTATAATAAACGTTCATTGCTGTAGTATTTGATTCTTTATTTCTAATAACAATGTTAAAATGATTTGCTGTTCTCATTGTTGTATAAGAGAATTCTGATTTATCCATATGAAGTTTTTTCATAAATAATTCAACTGTATCAGTAAATTTAGAACCAGAATAATGACTTAAATATTTTATAATCGCCTTATCAATATTATCTGAAACAGATAAAATTCTTAAATGTCCTTCTACTGGATTGTTTTCTTCGCTTTTTAATTTTAAATCAGGATAATCTTCTAGCAACCAATTTACGCTATCTTCATTATATTCATTATATTTATTACTATTTCCTATGCTAAGTTTTTCTAAAATAAAGTTATTTAGTGTTTCCATAATTTTAAATACTATTTGATGTAAAGAAATAATCTGCAGAATGTTGTGAACGTAGCCATTCATCAATTTTTTCCATTTCCTGGTCGGCTGAATCTTCAAATCTTGCATAATTAATTACAATGCCACCAGGTAATTTATATTCAAATGTTCCAAGAATTGTTGCCATTGATTTTTTACCAAGACATACGCAATATCTGAAGAAGTAATACAATTTATATAAATCCTGAATTTTACATCTTGTATAACACTGTAATATTAAATCAGCATAACCTAAATCACCGAGTATAACTAATTTATTTGAATATGGATTATAATTGTAAGTTAATGGAGATTGGAATAATGCCTTATATGTCTGCACTTCATATAATGCGCCCATAACATCAACCATATTATAACCAATTCCTTGTCCAAAAACATCGGTAAATTGTCCTCCAGCGCCTCCAGCCATTAGTGAATTATTCATTACAATACGTTCTAAAGAAAAGTCACCAAGCACGCCGTAATTGTATATATCTGTAGTTTTATACACACCAAATACAGAAATTATCTGTTGCGGTAATGTAATGATTTTGTTTCCGCAATATTTACAAAAGTCAGCATTTTTGATACAGAAAAGTCGTTCTTCAACTGCAAAGTCATAATTCTCCCAAAAATATTGGGCTGCTTGTATGATTAATGGAGGAATAGATGCGGCTGGTATAGGCAAAGGCAAGGCACAAGATTGAGTTAAATCCTGGATAATACGTTGAATAAATTGATAATCAATTTGGTCCTCAACTTGGGCCATATATTTCAAATAATCTTCATTAGTTAATTGTGTTTGATTATTATTTGTTTGACAAGTTGCCATTATCACGAAATGTTATTTATATAAAAATAATTATTTAAATTTATTTAACAAATAGATCTATTTATATATAATTTATCTGATTTCATTAATGTTAAATAATCCTTTTCAAAACATATATAAAGTATACAAGGAAGCCGAAAACAAAAAAACAATTTCTGAGGTACTTGAACAATTTTCACAACTTGCAAAAAATAATACAGATTTAAATCAGAATGTAAATATAGATAGTTATTCTAATACCGATTTGTTAAAATGTAGCATCGAAGAACAAAAATTATTCAAGAATAATACACTTGACTTAATTGATGTATTTGTAACCAACCATATTTATGAAAATCACGGTTCAATATATACATTCACAAACATTTTAGATTTATTGATTAGTCCTGAATATGCAACAACCAATAAGGAAAAACGTAAGGTAGTATTTCCAACAAGCACACAAAAACGTCCAGTTGGTGATATGGCTTATGATATATGGAATGGTGTTCAGATTATTGATATTGATATTAAAGATGCAAATTTAGCAAATCAGTTAAAACCAATATTATTCAATGAGTTGTCAAAATATCATTGGTTTGTTGGATTATATTTATCTGCATCTCATAAATCATTACACGTTTGGACAAAAATAACTCCAATAACAATTCAGCACAATCACCGTCGAATTGAATATATGTGCAATTTCCGTCATAAATATTCGTACATTTATATTATACTTTTACAATATGCTGAAAAATTGAATTATACAAAGGATGATATTATAAAGTATATTGATATGGCAATGGCTAAACCACAACAAGGTATTTTCATATCATCAGATTTTTATCCATTAATCAATACGAATTTTTATGATGAAAGATTAAATGTAAATTTTGAACAAGCGTTATATAATGGTGTTGAAGCAATCAATTGGATATCTCATCCTGATTTGAAGAACATATTTTATAAACTTGAATGGTTTGCGAATGATGAAGTTCGAGAACCAATTGATGTTAGTAAATTGTCAAATATTGAAGAACGTAATATGGATAAAAATGAGCGTGTTCACTATAAGCATGCTCAGCGTTGGCAAATTGCTAATACACTTGTTGCATTATATGGCGAAACAAAAGCAACACAGTTGATTAGTACAATATGTTCTCATACACCAATGAATGAGTTGGTTGGTGATATAAAAACTGCTGCTGTACATAATAAACCAATATCATTATGGGCTGTAAACACGTTAAATTCAAAACATGGATTCAAAATTGAGTTATCAAATGAAGTTTATAATAATGAATTTGATAAAATTAAGGAAAAAATAGATAATACAAAAGATAATGCAATTGATCCAATTAAGGTATTGAATGAGTCAACTGAAAAAACAATATTATATATTAAGAATAACCAATATTTGTCGGATATTAAGGATGAAATATTATCAAATTTAGCAAATATCACATTGTTAGAAGCAGGTGCAGGATATGGTAAAACAGAAATGATTAAGTCATTAAAGGACAGAACATTATTGATTTTACCGTTTACATCAACAATCAAAGCAAAAGTTGAATTTTCTGAGGTAACAAAGGATTGGTTGTATTATTATGGAAACAAACGGCCAACGTTACAAGAATTGATGGGTACACAAAATATGACAATGACAATTGATAAGTTTAGTCGGCTGAATTTGATGGAACTTGACCAGGCAAATTTCAAATATATAGTCATTGATGAATCACATTTACTATATACATCATCATATCGAGATGTTATGGCACCAACAATTCAACGATTGGCTAACTGTACGAATACAAAAGTTATTATGATGTCAGGTACACCAACAGGCGAAACATTATTTTTTCCAAATATCAAACATATAAAAGTAATAAAAGAAGATAATCGAATTAAGCAAATGGATATATATCTTTGTCAAAAGCCAATTGATAAATTAATCACAATGGCTGATTATATGGCTGAAGATATAATGAATGATAAGAAAATATTATATCCATCAAATAACGGTAATTTATATTATGAACAAATTATTGGATTAGTGCAGGACAGATTGAATCAAAAATGTTTAGCAGCAAATAAACCTGTTAAAATGTTACAATCATTTTATTATAAGAAATCCAATTATGGTGATGAATCAATGGATGAAATTGATGTGAACAAATCAATAGGTAATAATGATATAATATGTTGTTCAAATTATTTGTCAGTTGGTGTTGATATATGTGACCGATATAATTTCTCAATATATTTCTCAAAAATGTGGATTCCTCAGGATATTGAACAGTTTGCAAATCGAATTAGAAATAATAACTTATATATTAAATTGTTTTTGGAACGCTCAACATCTGATGGCACATTTATTGACTATAATATAACTAAACAATTGGATTTGGATTTCAATAATAATGAATTATTGTTTATGCATGATATATTACAGGTGTGTAATGATATGTTGGAACGTAATAATGAAGAATCCAAATATAATCCAATGATCTCATCATTATTGTCCACAAATAAATTCTTAAAATATGATGAAAATGAATGTAAGTATTATATTGATGAGACAACATATAAATTACAGATATTTGAGGAACGTTATTCGCAGTATAGTAAACAATTGAATGTCATTGTAAGTAGTATGAGATATTACGGATATGATACACTTATTCATAATATGGATAGTGTTATTGCTGATGAAGAAGTTGATGCAGCTGAAACTTTGTTCAAACATTACCGCCGAGCACATTATAATGAGCAAACAGCAAAAACATTTAAGTTCTTACATCATATCAATGAAAAGAATATTGATGTATA